CGGGATTTTGAAAGCGCTGTAGCGACGATCGAGGGAGCTCGTCGGCGCTTTATGGAGTTGCCGGCACCGGTGCGTGATAAGTTCGGGAATGATCCGGGCCGGCTGATTCAGTATGTGGAATCTCATACTCCTGAGGAGTGGGAGGCTTTGATGAAGCCTCCCGAGGTGTTGCCGGTTGTACCGGCTGTTCCGGCTGTGCCGGTGCCGTAAGGCAGTTTTAGTATTACAGGTGCGAAGGCACCTGTGGAGCCCCGTGCTTTTTGAGGCGGGGCTCTTGGTTTTTGTCGGACAGTTTCTGTACGCTATGTTGGTCATATTCTAGTGTTGCGCGCGCGCGATCTAACGTGCGTGCGTTAACGTAGTACTTGACTTTTTGTTTTAGTTGTATTATCTTAGTTCATGTTGGTTCATGTTTCCTATTTTCTGGAGGACGTTATGTCCGATCGTATTGCCCGTATTGAACGAGCTATTGCGAGTACGGAAGTCGAGCTGGCGAGACTGAAGTTGTATATGGCGACGCCAGGAGCGGATATGGAGGCCGCGCTTAATTTGGAGGCGGCTTATAAGGCGAGCATTCGACGCCAGAAGGCGTTGCTAGCGGGGGCGCGGCTTCAGGCGAAGTTGGCGGCGGAGCCTGTTGTGGATCCGTTGCAGACGGATTTGGAAGGTGAGTTGAAGACGGAGTCTTTCAGAGTGCCGCGGAAGGGGCGTTAGGCACACAGTGTGTCTTGACTACTGTGTGCTAGGTGACAGGTCCCTGTGGGGTCTGTTACCTTAGGGAGTGAGGAGGTGGTCTTTTAACCATTTGTATCCTTTTGGAAAAGGAGTTTGTTATGCGTCACAAGGTGAATAAGTCCCGCTCTGCGGGTCGGTTCAAGTCTCAGTCGCGTAAGACGAAGTCGATCAATCTGGCTCGGCCAGGTCGCGGTGGATTCCGGATGTGAGTTGCTTTCGCCCTCTCCAAGGCTCTAGGAACCCCGAGTCTGGTGAGGTGTGGATCGGAACAGATCCTACCCGTTCAGGTCGTTCCTTGGAGCTGCAATGCGGTCTGTGCATAGGGTGTATGTTGGATCGGTCTAGATCGTGGGCTGTGCGGATCATGCACGAGGCGCAACGTTATGATCGGAGCTGGATGGCAACGTTCACGTATGATGATGAGGAGTTGCCGAAGGATGGGAGTCTTAAGTATGAGGACTTTCAAGAGATGATGCGGCGTCTTAGGGAGCGGATCCGGTCGCGTGGTCGGATCCGTTTCTTTTGCTCCGGAGAGTATGGTAGTATCCGGAGAAGGCCGCATTTTCATGCGATTCTGTTCAATACGCAGTTTGGGGATGAACAGGAGCTGTTTAATGGTTCGTTTCGTTCCTCGGTCGCGGAGTCAGTATGGAAGAAGGGCACCGTCCAGTTGGACGATGTTACTGTGGCCTCTGCCGCATATGTTGCGGGATATGTCGTGGAGAAGGCGACGAGGCGATCGGGTTGGGCCCGAGCTCGCGCGTTGATACGTCGGAAGGCGAAGGCCGGATTCGACGTTGGCGATGCTTTGCTCCAGATCGCGAAGGAAGAAGAGTTTGTTCGTATGTCGCTGAAGCCCGGTATCGGTGCTCATTGGTACGATCGCTTTAAGGGCGATCTGTTTCCTGTGGATTATGCGGTGAGTCGTGATGGTCAGCGGTATAAGGTGCCTCGGTATTACTGGGAACGGTATCGTCGGGAGGCCGATGCCATGTCAGTTGAATTGATAGAGGAAGGTCGGTTTCGGCGTGCGGAGCTCCGGAAGGAGGATTCTAGGCCGGAGCGGTTGGCGGTTCGTGAGGAATTGGCGATTCGGAAGGTTGAGGCTCGCGGAGACCTTTAACGGAGGTGTGATGTGAAACTGTATAGTTTCCTGGACAAGAAGATGAGTATGTATGGTCCGGTGATGATGGGTCATAATGACGCGCAGATGTCGCGTACGATCGTAGAATCGTTTCGTGGGAGTAAGCATTTAGTGGAGAAGTATCCGGAGGATTTCGATTTGTATGAAGTGGGCGAGTTTAGTGAACAGACGGCGGTAATTCAGTCGGCGGTGCGGTTTGTGTCGAACGCGTCGGTGTTCCTGCCTTCCTCTAATGGAGTTGAGCATGCCTAGTGGTCAGATGCGAAGTGTCGATGCGCACCGGTTCGCTATGGTGCCTCGTCCTGATGTGCCAAGGTCGGCGTTTGATGTGGAGCATTATCATAAGACCACCTTTGATGCCTCGGCGTTGGTTCCTGTGTACTTGCGTGAAGTGCTGCCGGGTGATTCCATTGCGTGCCGTATGGACGCATTTGTACGGCTGGCGACACCGATCGTGCCAGTGATGGATAACTTGACGCTGGAATCGTTCTTCTTTTTTGTGCCGAATAGGCTGGTGTGGGTGCACTTCGAGGATATGATGGGCGAGAAGGCGACTCCGACGACGACGACGGATTATCTGGTTCCGACGGTGACGGTGCCGCAGACGTCGATGACGGTCGGGAGTCTATACGACTTTATGGGCTTGACGATCAATTCAGCAGTGGGAGCGGATGACGTGGTGGTGGTGTCGTTGCCGTTCCGCGGATATAACCTGATCTGGAATGAGTTTTTCCGGGATCAGGATTTGCAAAATCCGCTGGACGTGGATACAGACGATGGTCCGGACGATTTAGCGGATTTCGTAGTTAGAGCTCGTGGGAAGCGGCACGATTACTTCACGACGTGTCGGCCTTGGCCGCAGAAGCCGTCGAATGCTACGGCGTTTTCGGGTTTGGACCCGTTGCAGCCCGGTGGGAATATGGTGTATGTGGACCAGGCGGCGGCTGGGTTCTGGTCGCAGGGTGCGGCGCCGGTGACGGGTCTTGGCTATACCTCGGCGAGCACGACTTCGGCTGGGCCGGCGGCGGTGAAGACTCCGGGGTATCGGACGATGAATTACGGTCCGTATTACCTGGACGATGGTTTACGTGTGCAGGCGGGGTCTACAGATGGTCAGCCGGACGTGAAGGTGCTGATTAATGACATTCGGACGGCTACGTTGATACAGCAGATGCTTGAGCGGGATGCGCGAGGTGGTACGCGTTACGCGGAGTTGCTGAGAGAGCATTTCGGTGTGTTGTCTCCGGATGCTCGGCTGCAGCGGCCGGAGTTCCTTGGTGGTGGCCGGACGATGGTGACGGTGCACCCTTTGGCTCAGACTTCCGCCACGGAAATCGATGGTTCGACGACGGTGCTGGGCGAACAGGCTGGTATTGGTACGGCTTCGGTTTACCGCCATGGCTTTTCCCAATCTTTCACGGAGCATGGTTTCATTATCGGCCTGGTGAACGTTCGTGCAGATCTGACGTATCAGCAGGGTATTCATCGGATGTGGTATCGCCGTGGCCGGTTCGAGTTCTATTGGCCTGGACTGAATGGTCTTGGTGAGCAAGCGGTGCAGGTGCGTGAGTTGTATGCGACGGGTACGGCCGCGACGGACGATGCGGTGTTCGGATATCAGGAGCGATGGAGTGAATACAAGTATATGCCGTCGCGTGTGTCAGGGTCGTTTCGGTCTCGGGTGACGACGCCGTTGGATATGTGGCATTTTGCAGAGGAGCTGTCGGCGGCGCCGGCGTTGAACGCGAGCTGGATTGTGGATCCGTCGGACACGTCGGTTGAGCGAGCTTTGCAGACGGATACGATCGCGTCGCAGCAGTTTCTTGGTGATTTCCTGTTTTCTGATCGGCTGGTGCGGTGTATGCCGATTTATAGCATCCCGGGCATGGGAGCTCGGTTGTAATGGCGTTTGAGGTCCCCACGAATGCGTTAGGTGTTCGAAGTAACTTCGACTGGGGAAAGTGGGGCCCCTGGATGGCTGCGGGCGCTACGTTGGCAGGTACGGCGTTGACGGTTCGTGAAGCTGGGAAGAACCGGGATTTTCAAGAGCGAATGTCGAGTACGGCTCATCAGCGTGAAGTAGAGGATTTGAAGGCGGCAGGGATCAATCCCATGATGTCAGGAATGGGTGGCGCTTCTCAGCCTTCGGGGGCGATGGGCGATTATGGTGGTTTGGATCGAGCGGTAGCGAATGCGTTGATGGTGAAGCAAGCGAATGCGACGATCGACTTGACGCATGCGCAGGCGAGTGCGGCGGCGGGCGCAGGTGTGTTGTCGAGGACGCAAGCGGCGGATATCAGTACGACGGCTCAGGATCGGTACCGAGTATTGGCGGCTCAGGCGGCCGCGGGTGAGATTTCAGCGGAGCAGGCGCGAGCGGTGATGCCGGATTTGATTAAGCAAGCGCGGGCGAATGTGTTGTCGACGCAGGCGACGGCCCGCCAAGCGAAGGCGTTGGCTGTGTTGGCCGAGCTCGATAGGAGCGGTCGCGTGAATATCGCGAAGTTCGAGCAGGAGATCGGTGCGATGGGCCCCTTTGGGCGGTATATCCTTGAGATTTTGAGGGCAGTGAAATGAAAGGTATAGTTGGTTTACACGGGTACGACGCGAAGGAGGTGTCGGATGTCTATAGGACCCCGGGAGGAGGACCGGTTATTACGCAGCAGCAATTTGAGGAGGACGCGGACATCAATGTCATTGTCCGGCGTTTTGGTCTTAGTAGGAGTCTCCCTGCTGCTGTGTGTGCTGGTGGTTATGGCGATTTGAGAGGTATTCCGGATTTTGTCTGTGCTGTAGCGAC